GACGGTGCCGTCGAGGCCGCGCCGCACCGGCACGACGGTGCCGTTGGCCGCGCCGGTCTGCTGCATGAACTCGTTCTCGACGAGGATGAAGTTGCCGGCCGTGAAGCCCGTCGCCGAGGTGACCGCGATCGTCGTCGAGGTCGGCGTGCAGGTCGCGCTGAGCGTGGTGCTGGTGAGTGCCATGATCGTGAACTCCTATCCCCAGACCCGGCACGCCCAGTCGGGCCGGAATTCCTTGAAGCCGTAGAGCGCGTCGATGCGCGCCATCTTCTGGTCACTCTGCGCGCTGTACTGCTTGACGTAGCGCAGCGAGACGTTCAGTTCGTTGTCGCTGACGCGCGCGACCGTCGCGCCGTCGAGGTCCGCGTCCAGGTCCGCCATCGCGAGGATGAACGCCTCGGGATGGAACACCAGGCTCTGCGCCGACGCGGTCGCGGCCATCGTGCCCGCGCCGGTCGTGATGGTCGAGCCCAGCGGAATGAGCGCCGCGCCGTTGGCGGGCGAGTTGCTCACGTTCTGCAGGTTACCCGACGGAATGATCGGCGGGCTGATCGGCAGGGTCGCCATGTTGACGCCGACCGAGGTGGTCGTCGCCGTGACGACGAACTGCATCAACTGGCCGGTCGAGGCGTAGTTCTGCGGGTTGACTTCGAACACGCCCGCGATCGTGAAGACATCGCCCGCGTTGAGCGTCGCCGCGCCCGAGGCCCAGCCGTTGGTGTTGAGCGTCGACCCAGTCTGGTTGGCGCCATTCACCAGCGGCGTCGAGGTCGTGAAACTGCCGGTCGTCTGGATGGCGCGGTTCTGGTCCTGATACCACTCGGCGATCCCGAGCTGGTTGCGCCCGAACTGCCCCTCGCGGTAGTTCTCGCTGATCGAGGCCGACGGGTTGAACAGCGTCGACGTGTCCTGGATCAGGTTGACCATGTGGATCGGATCGAGCACCGCGCAGCGCCCGTTCATCGGCACGGCGACCAGCGTCATCTTGGCCGCGGCGGTCGTGTAGGTGAGGCGCGAGGTGGGCGGGACACCCGGCACGCCGACCGAGTGATAGACGGTCGGCGTCATGCGCGCGAGGCCGTCGAAGTCGATCGTGTTGGCGAGCTGCTCGCCGGCCGGGTTGACGTAGCGGCGCCGCACGTCCTCGACCACGACCGTCGCGTCGGCGGTCGACCACGAGGTGCCGATGTTGGCCTGGTCGGTGAGCGTGACGGGCACGGTCACGTCGTTGATGGGCTGCGCCTGAAACGCCTGCCCCTTGGTGGTGCGGAACCGCTGCGGCAGCCGGCCGCTGACGGTGTAGCCGACTTTCGCGCCGCCGGCTTTGAATTTGTCGTCGTACCAGCGTTCGATATTGGCCGCGAACTTCAACATGTTCACGGCGACCCGGGCCACATCTTTGAGGACCCAGGTCGGAGTGATGAACGTATTCGCCATCGGATCCACCTGCCAGGGGCGGCACGACGGACGCGGGGGTTAGCGGGTGCCTGGGACTTTGAGCCGGCGGTTCCAATACCGCGCGTGCTCGGCCGCAGACGCCGTGTCTCCCGGCGGCTCGTCGGACGCGACAGGCGAACTACCTACCGGCGTGACAGGCGGGTTCGCGGTACTCACCGATGCCCGTGCGGCTGGGCCGGACCCGTTTCGGGGTGCAGCACGCGGGGCGGCCTGGCTCTCGAGGAGCCGTTGCATCACTGTGGCAGCGGCGACGGGCGTCCCGACGGACTCCTCGGCGAGCTGGGTGCACTCCTCCGGATGCGTCGCGAGGAAGTACACGAGGTCGGCGGCGCGTGGCGAGTTGGCAATCGCCTCCTGCATCACGGCGCTGACTTGTAGTCCGAGAGTATCGGCGTTCGCGAGCACGGTGTCAAAATCCGGGTACTGCGTGCGGCCGTCGGCGAGGCGCGTGTGGAACGTCTGCACGCGGGTCTGCGCGGCCTGCGCGGCCTCGCGGTCGGCCAGGGCCTGCCGGATGCCTTGCTCGCGGTCCCAGCGCGTCCAGGCCTGCAGGTACGCCGTGTAGGGGTCGGCGGCATCCGCGAACTGGTCGAACTGCGGTTCGTGGCCGTTCGACGACGGGTGTCCGGGCGCGGGCGCCGGCGGTGTGACAGGTTGGGTCACGGGCGCGGGTTGCCGGTAGCGCGTCAGTTCGGCCTCGAGCGCGGCGGCCTTGCGTTCGGCCTCGGCCTTCTGCGCGAGCGCCTGATTCAAGCGCGCGATCGGATTGTGGCGCGGCAGCGTGGCGTCGCGCGTGGCCGGGTCGCGGCGCGCGGCCGGTTCGGTGTCCTCGGCCGGGTCGGGCGGCGGCGGCGCCTCGGCGGGCGGCGTCGCGGACTCCGTCTTGGCGAAGCGGCCGCGCGGGTCACGCACGGGCGCGGCGGCATCGGCGGACGGCGGTGGCTCCGGCGGCGCTTCCATCTCGGTGCGCAGGTCGGCCTCGCTCGCGGTGTTCGTGGTGATCGTCACCCCGCCGTGTTCGACGCTGACGGACTCAGCCATAGGCTAGTTATCTACCTGTTTCCACATCGCATCTACCTCGCATCTACCCTCGCAGACGCCGCCATCTAGCCCGGCCCTCCCGGTCCGCCCGGTCCGCCGGGTCCTGGTCCCGCACCCGGTCCTGGCCCGCCCTGCGGCCCCGGACCCTGCGCGGCCCGCTGTGCCAGTGCCGCCTCCTGCGCATCGCGCTGCGCTTGCAACTGCGCGGCTTGCTGTTCCTTCTCGAACGCCTGCTGGTCGAGTTGCTGCACGCTCTCGGCGACCTTCTGCCAGAGCGCGCGGTCAATGCCCGCCTCGCCGGCCATCGCCGCGCGGTCGAGGCTCGCCACCGCGCCGATGGTGGTCTGCTGCGCGGCGGCCTTCGCGTTGATCTCGGCCTTGAGGATGTCGACCTGCGCCTCGAGCCCCGCGATGCGCTCCTTGCTCGCCAGTTCGAGCTGCGTCTCCTGCAGGTGCGCGTCGGCCTTGACCTGGTCGGCCTCGATGACCAGCGTCTTGGCCTGCAGTTCCTTGCCGAGCACCTCGATGAGCTGCTGCGCCTGCGCGAGTTGCTGCTGGAGCTGTTGCGGGTCCGGTCCCTGACCCTGGTCGTCCTGGAACTGCGGCGGCAGGGTCTTTTTCGCCACGGCGGCGAGCTTCTCCGCGCCGGGGAAGTCGAGCTCCTCGAGCCAGAAGGGCGCGAGGATCGGCGCGAGCCCGGGCGCGGCCTGCATGATGGCCTGAATGGCCTGCGAGGTCTCCTCGCGGCGCGTCGCGTAGCTCTTCCCGACCACCGCCGTGACGCTGAGTTCGGCGCCCTGCAGGTCGATCTGCTGCGCGCCCGGCGTCCCCGCCGGCACCGGCTGCGGCGGCTGCGTGCCCTGCTGCACGAACGGAATATTCACCATCAGCGAGCGCCGCTTCTCGTCGCGGCCCATCGTCGGGACGACGCGCCCCGGGCGGTCGTAGATGCGCGGGATCAGGTCTTTGAGGACCTTGCCCTCGTAAATCATCGACACGCTCGACAGGTTGTCGAGGTAACCACTGCTGCCGATTTCCGCCTGCCCTTGCAGCGCGCGGATGGCGACGCCGCTCCGGTCACTCGGGTCGAGCTGCCCGAGCGACACCGGCGGCATGTTGGTCGTCGCATGCAGGTCGTCTTTCGCGGCGGCGGCGGCCAGTGTCACGGCCTGAATCGCGGGTTCGGCGACGTTGCGCTGCGGGGGCGGCGCCTGCCCGCCGTTGTAGGTCGTGAGGCGATACGGCAGATACGGCAGGTTGCGCGTGTTGCTCTGCTGCCACCACGCCTCGTAGCCCTCGAGCTGGCCGTCGGCGATGATCCACTGCGCGCGCGGGGCGAGGCCGACGGCTTCGACCTGCGCCGAGCGCATGTAGTTGTAGGACTGCTGCGCGTCGCGCGCGAACTGCACGATGCCGGTCCAGCGCCGGTCGCCGTTCAGGTTCGCCTCGTCGCCAATGACCGGGATGATGGGAATGTATTTGCCGTTCCACTCCTGCGGCCCTTCGATCACCTCGACGCCGTTCAGGAGCGACCAGAACACCTTGCGGCCGCTGCGGATCGTGCGGCGCGGCAGCGGCGTGCCGCGGTCGCGCTCGACCTGCGCGAGGATGTCCTTGGGGATGTCGGCCTCGTGCGCGGTCGTCTGATCCGGCAGGCAGACGAGCACGCACGTGTCCTCGCGCACTTCCCAGTACTCGGCCACGCGCACGCCCACGCCCGCGTCGCCGTGGCTGGTCGTGATCCACTGCGGGATCTCGTTCCCGAGCGACGTCAGCTCACGGTCGGAGTAGGACGCGAGCTTGGAGTCGGGATGGGCCTTCTTGTAGCGCGCGAGCGGCAGGTCCTGGGTTAACAGCGCGAACTGCCCGTCGCTCCAGTCCGGCTCCTGCGCGAACGGGTCGAGATACGCGCTCGCCTGGTTCAGGACGCGCTTGTAGACGATGCGCTGGTCGAAGCTCTGGTCGTTGACGTACTCGGTGAGGATGCGGTAGACGCCGAAGCCGCACTTCGCGGCGCGCTCGAAGGCCCACTGGCGCGCCAGGTGCGCGCGGGAGTCGGCCTGAATGGCGCGCGCGATGTCGTCGTAGGCCTGCGCGACGACTTGGCTGGCGCCCTCGCCGTCGGGCGCGAACGACAGCCCGAGCTTGGCCTGCCGCGCCGTGTTGATGACCTGCTGGACGGGGCCGCGCAGCAGGTTGAACTCGAGACACGGCCGCGCCGGCACCGCCGGCAAGCCGCTGCCGCTGTCCTGCCCGCGCCGCGCTTTCTGCACGTCCTCGGGCCACTGCGCGCCGCGCTCGTCGATGAACCGCAGGTCGTCGAGCTCGCGCGCGCGCTGGTCGTGACTCGCTTCGTCGCAGAGTTTGAAGCGGTCGAGCGCGGTCTGGTGCGCGGATGTGTCGGGGGCGTCGGGGTCGGTCGGAGTCTCTTTGGGCGGCGCGGTGGGCGGGATAGTGTCGATCGCCATCACTCGTCCTCCGCCGCATCGTTGGACGCTTCGCTGAAGGCGCGCGCGAGGTTCTCCGCGATCTGCTCGATCTGCGCGTCCGTGGCCTGCTGCGCGATCACGCGGGGAATCCTGAACTGCTCGAAGAGGAGCACCACGCTCTCGCGCTTCACCCATGTCGGCGTGATGAACGTATTCATCGCTAGCCTCGGAAACTCACAGGCACCGCCGCCGCCTCAACCTGCACGCGCGCCGCCTCGGGGAGCGCGGCCAGCGTGCGCGCCCAGTCGAGCCGGGGGTCGCGCGCGGCGTGGCGCTGCGCCTTGCGCACCCGGGCCGGCGTCAGCGGCCCGCGCAGGAGCGCGGCCGCGAGCGCCTCGGGACTGGCAAAGCTCGGCATGAGGGATGCGGGCATTGTCGCACAGGGTGTCAAGGGTTTGACGGTGTCACGGATTTGACGGGCGCGTCGCCGTCACGACATCCACCCCGAGGGCCCGCGCGCGGGCGGCCCCCCGGCGGGCGGCTCGCGCGGCGCCGCGACCGGGTGCGCGAACGTCAACGCGAGCGCGTCCCCCTCGTCGGGGCTGGACACGTCGCGCGCCTTCATCTCTTTTTTGGACTCCAGCCAGATGCGCTGTTTCAACTCCTCGCGCAGACCGGGGCCGATGAGGTCCGCCTCGAGCCGCGGCGACGGGTCGATCGCGCCGGTCAGCAGCCAGTCCTTCATCTCGGCCCATATGAAGTCGCGCATGTAGCGGCACTTGGGCGAGGGCGAGTCGGCGCCGAAGTTCACCTCACTCAGGTTGCGGTGCCCGAGCTGGCGCAATCGCGCGCCCACCGCGCCCGCAATCCCCGCGCTGTCGAGAAACAGCATCGCGACCTTCTGGCCGTTGAACGTCTGCCCGAGCACGTCGGCGAGCCGGTTGGTGAGGACACCCGGGTCGCGCGTCAACTCGCCCGGGATGCGGATGCTCGCGATCGATCGCGCATCGCGGCCGCAGCGAAAGCGGATGACGTTGCTGTCGCTGCCGCCCCACGCCAGGTCGCAGCCGGCGACGAGCGGCTCGTCGGGCAGCACGACCACCTGGCGCTTCTGCGCCGCGCGCACGCGCGCCATGTCGATGAACTGCGCGTCTTCCGCGTTGGGCGGCAGACCGCGGACGCGGACACGGAAGCGATCCGAGTCTTCGCCATAGTCCTCGAGTTGTTCCGCGATGAGTTGCTTGTTCGGGAACGCACAGTCGCGCGCGTCGATCACCCACGTCTGCCAGCGCGTGCCCAAGCCCCCGAACACGATGTCGTAGAACGCGCCGCGCCGCCGCGTCGGGTTGCCGAAGAGGAACTGCATCGGCTCACCGTCGGTCAGGCCGCCCTCCTCGACCTCGTGGATGATGTTGGGCACGTTGGAGTCTTCGTCGTTGATGTAGAAGCTGGTCGAGCCGACGTTGTGCTGGCCGGCGAAGGCCTCGGAGTTCTCGGGGTCGCAGGTCTGCGGGCTCACCTTCCAGCTCTCGCGGTAGCCGGTGCGATACAGAATCGACGTGTTGACCGTGAACCAGTGCGCGGTGAGCGCGCGCTTGACCCAGACCTGGATCGCCGCCCAGGTCTTGTCCTGCAGCTGCGTGTTGGTGTTGGCGGTGATGACGCCCTTGGCGTCGCGCCGGGTCGACATCAGGAACGCGACCAGCATGCCGGTGAGCGCGCCCTTGCCGATGCCGTGGCCGCTCGCGACCGCGCCGCGAATCGGCATGACCGGGTGGACGCCGTCGAAGCCGCGCGCGGTGATCGCGCTGCCGAGCCACTCGAGAAACGCGCACTGCCAGCGGTCGGGCTCGGCGTAGGGGGCCAGCGGGCCGGGCTCGCCCCACGGGAACGCGGCGCGCACCCAGTTGAGCGGATCGGCGTAGTGGTCCGCACAGAAGTCGTGCAGCTCGCCTTCCGCGTCGCGGCCGACGGTCTGCGTGCTCATCGCTTCACGCGCAGGCGCCCGCGATCGAGTTTCGCGAGCAGCGCATCCGTCACCGTCAGCGTCAGGTCGAGCCGTTCGCCCGGTTTGCCCAGCGTGCGATCGAGCACGTCGCGGCTGGCGGCGTAGGCGACGGTCGGAAACTCGTCCTGGTCGATGAGTTGCGTGAGCCGGTCGATCGCGGGATGCTGCAGCGCGCGCAGCCGGTCCAGCGCGGCGGCCTTGACCTGCGGGGCGGCGCCGCCGTGATAGCGGCAGACCGTGCCGCCGGGGATCGCGGGCCGCTGGCAGGGCTGCCCGCTCGACTTGGCGCGGGCCGAGCACCGCCGTGCCATGAGGTCGGGCGGTGCCATGAGGTCGCGCTTGAGCGGGCCGCGCGGGGC